GTGCTGGGCACAGAGCCGCCCATGATCATCATAGTATGGAGCGATCTGCACCCACTTCCCATTGTGCTTGCCTACGGTGTAACTAAACTTGGCACATGTTTCCTCGGTGATGCCACGGGTACGGAGAGCCATGACTTCACCAGTTAGATTCAGTTCACTCATGATTCGCTTCCTCTCCGGGTCAGTGGTCGCTGGACGGGAGGAGCCATCTCCGTGCTCATAGTACCCACAGGCATGACAGTAGCCGTGGCCGTCAGAGTATCTGGCGAGGTTGTCACCAGAGGTGTCCCCGCCCTTTTCTTGGCAGGCAGGGCAGGGTTCACGGGCGATGAGATGGGACTCCTCAAAGTACCCACGGTTACTCTTCCTTCTCGCTATCATCATCGGTCACATCCGGTACTACCTGTGTGGCTGGAACGACGAACTCGTGTGTCGGAGTCTGAATCGTGTAGGTGTTGGAATCGATGTTGTAGCCAGCAACCCAAGCGGGCCCGGTGACGGTCACCTTGGTTCCAGGTGCAAGCGGAACGAATCGTTCTAGTTTACTGTTGGCAATCCAACAGGTGGTCCCGGCGATGTCCACCAACGAGGTGTCGTTGCGTCGGTCACAGTGGAGGATCTCACCGACCATACCAACACGCAGACCAATGAGTCCCATGGAAGGTAGGGCCTTCAGGCGTACCTTGTCACCACGTACAAAGGGAGCCGTCTGGTTCTTGTAGGGGTCATGCCTCATGAACCACACGCCGACCTCAACGCCATCTTCCAGGGTCTTGCCGTTGATGATGTTGAAGCCCTCGGCACGGAGCTCGGACAGCCGCTTGGTCAGTGACTGGATGCCGTAGAGGTTGAAGGCTTCGCGGATGGTGATGGACTTGCCACTGCGGAGGTGGGCAAGGATCTGTTCACGCTGGGACTGGGCTTTGCTCTTCTTCTTCATGTTCTGTCTCCTTCTTACTTGTAAGGGTGATTGAAACTAGGAAAGCCCACCAAGCTGATCCTGGTGGGCCTTCCGGTTCGTCATGCTATAAGTGCAGGGTAATTAACTTACGTTGCAATACCAAGCACTTACGTCAAAGCAAGGGCAGTCCTTCTGGGCTACGTCCCGGTGACCAATGACCTTGGCGTCCGGGTACTTCTTCTTGAGGTCTTTGACCAAAGATTCCAGGGACTTCCACTGCTCCGGGGTGAAGTTGTTTTCAGGCTTGCCGCTCTCGGAGAGACCTCCGACAAGGCAGATCCCGACAGACCTGGAGTTGTAGCCTTTGGCATGTGCCCCAACTTCCTCCAGTTCCCTGCCGGTCTCGATGGTCCCATCCCTACGGATGATGAACTGGTAGCCAATCTTAAGGAATCCCCTGGCTCTATGCCAGCGGTCTATCTCCTTGGCTCCAATATCCATCGAGGGCTTGGTAGCAGCGCAGTGAATGATGATGTGATCCGTGATTCTTCTGTTAGCCATATGACTCCTGAAGGAACATGGAAAGGGCTTTCTTTTGGCGAACATTGGGTCGATGCTTCAGCCATTCCTCCGGCACGGTTCCCTTCGCATAAGGAAAGCCGTGCTTATCGCACCAATCCCCATACGTCGTCTTGGACTTCTTCCCGATCTTCGCGTTTGGGTTGCTGAAGACAATGCGGATGTCCAGGTCAGGATGTTGTGTCTTGACCAGGATCATCTTCTTTCGGTCAGCAGCCGTGAACTCGCCCTTGCCCTCAATGATGATGGCTTGCTTGGGGAGTACGAAGTCTGGGAGGTAGATATGGTGGGAGGTGACGGTGTAGGGGATCTTGATTGGCTCGTATAAAGCCTCTGTCCCCTGGAGGGAGGCAGCTATCTGGACCTCAAGTTTGCTTCGATAGCCTGTTTCTTTCCGCGTTCGGTTGTATTTCGCGTACCGACTACGCATCGTTTAGAAGGGACATTCGTCTTCGCCAGTATCCTCGGACGTTTCGGCTTCATCGTCGTCATCGTCCTGGGACAGACCTTCACCATCCGTGCTGAAGCCGAAGCCAGCAGCGGTCTTGGCCTTACCGGAGCGCAGCTCCAGCACCTGCACAGCTTCCAGCTTGAGGGACACACCGGCTCCAAGAGCAGCCGTGTAGTAGGTGTCGATGAAGTAGCAGATATTCAGGATCGAGCCGCCCCAGATGGACACGGCTTCCAGATCCACAGGCTTGCCAGCACCATCGAACACAGGGCACTTACGCTCCCATTCCCTGCCGTCCTTCGTGACACCTCTGGCTCTCATCTTGAACGGGCCGATGATGATCCGACCAGTGGGGTCGTCATTCTCGTCCAGTTCCTCCTTGATGGGGAGCGGGGCCAGCTTGAGGCTGGACCGGAAGCGTTCCTCGTTGAACTTCTTGCCCTTCTTCTTGGTCTCCTCACGGGCCTGGTTGACAGCGTCTTCGACGGCCTGACCCTGGGCAGTCTTGATCACCTCAATCATATCGGAAGCAGCTTCCTCGTTCTCGTAGATGATGCTGACTTTGTATTCCGGCTTGTCAGGATTGTAGCGGTCATCCGGTTTGTTCAGGTGGGGGTAATATGCGACCACTCTGCCAGTGAGCTGGGTATCTTTCTTCTTGGGCTTTGCCATTGAACCTCCTAGTTCAGAATTTCGTTTTCGATGTAACGAGCCACAGCTTGGAACTCCGGGCGTTTGCCTTCAGCGTTGTTGATTGCGTTCTTCGTGTAGACCATGACATCGGACACGGTCAGACCGGACGCTTCAACAGCCAAGAGAAAGGCTGCGCTGACTCCCAGCAGTTTGACTCCGTTGTTCGGACAGCTCTGAACACTGTCCACCACTGCCATTGCTGCTTTCGCAGCTTCGGTTGTTGGTGCGTTGGCGAGGAGATCTCGCAGTTTACTTGGGGCCATAGCCATCGAGTTGTTTACCTCCTGTTGAGAGTTCACGATGATGTGCCTGACGGTTCGTCATGCTATAAGTGCAGGGTAATTCGTGTTTGAAACGTAAATGCCGGAGACCATTGACGATCCCCGGCATTTTCTTTTCGGGCGGCTTGAACGGTGCGTGTAAGCCTTACATGTAACCCGGTGATTAGGCAAAAAAGTAGGCTGCCTCCTTCACCTTGGAGACCTCCAGGTTGCCCATCTGCGGCAGCTCCGGGAGTTCCTGGAGCCGGGGGTCATCGTCTGGCAAGACCTTGATGACCTCCTTGGTGAACTCCTCCAAGAGGTTGCGGTCACCTCCAAACATTCCGGCGAAGACCTCCCTCAAGGTTCGGGCCAGGACCGGGGCGTCTGCCGCATGTGTTCCGTATGAATCGTGGATCATGGCGTAGGAGTTGATGCCCAGCTTCGCCGCCTCACATACGGTACGCTGGAGCGCAGCAGCGTCGAGGCTGTGGATGAAGTTCGGACTGATACCGTTGCGCTGCTTGGCCTTGTCGTACTTCTCGTCCACCTCTTCCTTCATGGTCAGGAACACAATACAGTCACCCATCTTGGTCTCGATGCGCCGGTTCTTGATCTCCTTGTAAGCCTGGAGAACCGGCAGTCCCGTGGGTGTGGTCCACCAGATCGGCAAGCCAGCAGAGGATACGATATCGGCGATCCTCTGGAGGTACTTCATGGCATCCTGGGCGGCACGGACGACCTCGTTGATGGCCTCCCAGATGATCGTGGACATGAACAGCGAAGACATGAACTCGTTGCCCTCCCACTGGTAGCCATCCATGATCCGCTCCCGGAGGTGCTCATGGGTGTACTCCCGGCAGGACTGCTGGGTTCCACCGTAGGGCAGGACCATGACCTGACGCTTCGTGGTCTTCCGGGTCACACCCATGTCGAGCCACTTCTTCGCCTCGACCTTCTCATCGTAGAGGAACTTGGGCTTGCCGTTCTCATCCTTCTTGCTCTTGGAGTAGACCTTCTCCCCGGACTCCAGTTTGACCTTGAGCTTCTCGATGGCGCGTTCGGCCACGATCCCATAGATGTCCTGGGGTTTCTCGGAGGGGAGCACGTTCACAGCCCTACCGCCCTCCTCGTCCCGGAGCATGAGGCTGAAGATTTGAAGCCCGTTGCAGCTCCCGTCCATAGCAATGGGTATGTGGGAGACATGGTTCAGTCCGTCCCGGACGTAGCCAGCCCACTCAAAACAGAAGGCCAGGAAGCAGAAGGGAGAGTCGGCGTCCATCCACCAAGTCTCACCAAGCGGATCTTCAGCACAGGCCAGGATCATGTCCTGATTGTCAAGTACCCACTGATGACGGGCCTCAAAGGAAACCTTGTCGTTGCCCCAGGTGTTGGCCCCGTGGATGGCAAGCCAGCGGACAGCATCCTCGGAACCAAGGGCCTTGCCTTCAGCGAACTCCAGGAGTCCCTTGGAAGCGTCCGTTCCCTGCGGAGTGAGGTGGCTAGGCACGGAGTAGACACGGCCACGGAAGTCGAGCTGGTACGGGAAATAGATCGCCTCGGCGTCCTCAAACATGACGGCCATGTCGAGCATCCTACGGAACTGGAGCTGCTTACTGACCAGACCAGCGTTGAAGGTGCGGACATTCACGGCCGCCTTCTTCCACTCCAGCAGCTTCTCTTCTGTGAAGCCGGGGCAGGAGTGAGGGTTCATCCTGGTGACGTCGCTCATGTCAGCACCACAGGCAGGACATTTAGGGATCGGGACCAGCTCACGGGGAGGGAGACCGGCCAGGGACTGATGGTCCTGCCTATCGTAGACCGCCTGCATGACCTTGAGGACTGGCTTGTTGATGCGCCAAGCGGTGTTCTGCATGGTGTTGATAGCATCGACCACCTCGGTCATCTCCCCTGCCTTGATCAGCTCATCGATCTCGTTGAGATAGTTCTTGTTCGGGGTCTTGATCAGGGTCAGGGCCGGGACAGCATCCGTGTGGTAGCCTCCTCCCCAGGCTCCGGTCCACGCCTTGGGCGGGATGACCGTAGGGAGGTACTTCGGAGACAGCAGAGCATACCGTTCATGCCGATCTTCAAGCCAGGAGAGGCACTCGTGGGTAGCGGTCAGGTAGTAGGCAGTCGTGAACATGTTCTTTCCCTTGCCTTCACTGATCATCCGATGCTCACGGGCCTCGACCTGGATCAGGCCAGAGGTTGCGACAGCTACGTCGATGATGAACTGTCCGATGTGTAGGAGGTCAGACTTCGGCCACGCCTTCCAGTGGATTTCCTGGGACTCCCGGACAGCATGATCAAAGACCATCTTCCGACGACGACGATGGTGCACCTTTTTGAGATGGTTCTGGGTGACCTCCATTCTCTGGGCGTCGAACTTCGCCAAAGCCTGGAGCTTGGCCTCGGTCTCGATCTCCCGTCCGATGCTGATCGCCACGTTCTGGAGGATCTTGGACATGGAGATTCCGTCGAGAATGACTCGGAGTGCGATGAACGCCACAATGTCCATGTCCAAACCCTTAAGGTAGCGGACTGCACTATGACGACGACCAGCCCTACCCTTGGAGGTCAGCTCGTCCATCTTGTTTCTTAAGGCATCCGCTAGGGGAGCCACTCCCCTCTTCAGGATGCTGATGCAGGGAGCAGTGTTGGACTCGCTCTCCCGCTCCTTGGCCTTCCTGACCGTGGCGAAGTACTGATCACGACCACGGAGTTTCATCTCCAGTTCAAGCTGGGCCTGGAGTTCTTCGTTACCCTTGCCGCTGACCTTCATGATTCTCTGCTCTTCCATGTGAGTCCTTCTTGTAGGTTTGCTGGTTGTCGCGTCCTGCTATAAGTGCAGGGTAATTCCTCGCCGATAGTTTTATTGCGTCGCTTCCTCCTGTTTCTCCAGGAGGACCGTCAGCCCACTCAAGGACTCCGGTGCAAGGTGTGCATACCGGGCTGTGGAGTGGTTGAAAATAAAGGGAGGTGGCCCTACAAAGGCCCTCTCCCTAGGTTTACTATTCCTCGTCTGCATAGCGGCGTTTTCATCCAGCCCGCACAAGCACCACGCCAGGAATCTCTGATTGTTGTTTCGTCATTGGCTCCCTCACTTCACT